CAACAGTAAACATATATCTACCAGTATAAAACTCTCCGCCTATTTTGCATATCCAAGGCGAGGAACTAACTCTGTCTAAAACCACAACCGAATGATCGTGGGCCAAACAGTCCCAGGGTTGAGCTAAATGATCTTCCATGGGTGTTGGCCATTTATCCAAGGGTACATCTGCTACGAGAGCTTGTATAGGCATCCTTGCCCACATAGCTCCTCCATGCACATTTTCATCTGGATAATCTTCAAAGTCTGTTTCACAACCAGTAAATACCACTTGAAATGAAACAGATCTATCTGGAATTGTGTTTACAGCAAACGCCAACGCATGCAGATACTCTCCATGGTAGTCTTGATGATTAGCCGTAAACTCCTTGCGAACCCAGCATTTAAACTGAGGAATGTTGGAAATTAAATACGCCACTTAATTTAACTCCTATGTAATTAGTTATTTTCCGTACAAGCCTCCGCCTTTCGCTTTGTACTTAGTACCCTTCATACCGCCACCTCTAGCTTGCATCCTTATATTTTTGCCAGTCAGCTTTGTTCTTCTTTTAGCACTTTTGGCAAGACCTTTTAACTCTTGTCCTACATTGGTGCGCGTACCTTTTAATAAACTTTTTGCTCCTTTTGCCAAACTAGCCATGCCTTTAGTTCCGCCTTGACGTTTTGTACTTCTTGCCTTGCGTTTTAATGCGCCTTTGCTACCTTTTTTCAAAGCTCCACCTATAGCCATACCTTTGGTGCCCTTCATAGCTCCACCTCTTGCCATGCCTTTAGTGCCTTTCATGGCTCCGCCCTTAGCCATGCCTTTAGTGCCTTTCAACATGGGTGTAGATCCAGCCATTCTTGTACCTTGTCCCATCAAAGCAGACAT